ATGGATGAACTAGACAATAACAAATTAAAGGCAGAGGATGACGAAAGAGAAGTGGAAAGTGAGGAAAATCAGCGTGGTGAAGAGATCGAAGTAAATGAAGATCGCCTTCCCTCGCGGGCGATGGCGATCCATGAACATATTCGCCAGGAAGGGGAAAAAGAGATGGAGCGCGATGCGCTGGCCCTGCTATGGTCAGCGATTGCGGCCGGCCTGTCGATGGGGGCCTCCCTGCTGGCGAAGGGAATTTTTCACGTCAAACTGGAGGGGATCCCGGGCGGTTTTTTGCTGGAAAACCTCGGCTACACCTTCGGCTTTATTATCGTAATTATGGCCCGCCAGCAGCTGTTCACTGAAAATACGGTCACCGCCGTTCTGCCGGTGATGAATAATCCCACCCTCGGTAACGTCGGTTTGCTGATGCGGCTATGGTCGGTGGTGCTGGCGGGCAATCTCATCGGTACCGCGGTGGCCGCATGGGCCTTCAATTATATGCCTATTTTTGATGAGCCAACCCGTCAGGCCTTTGTCAGCATCGCCGAAGACGTAATGAAAAACAGTCCGACAGAGATGTTCGCCAATGCGATTATTTCCGGCTGGCTGGTCGCCACCATGGTCTGGATGTTTCCTGTCGCCGGCGCCGCCAAAATCGTGGTGATTATTCTCATGACCTGGCTTATCGCCCTGGCGGATACCACCCATATTGTAGTGGGCTCGGTCGAGATCCTTTATCTGGTGTTTAATGGAAATCTGCCCTGGAGCGACTTTATCTGGCCGTTCGCCCTGCCGACCCTGGCGGGAAATATCTGTGGCGGGACCTTCATCTTCGCACTGCTGAGCCATGCGCAGATCCGTAACGATATGAGCAGCAAGCGAAAAGCGGAAGCTCGCGCCCAGGCGGCGGAGAAAGGGAAAAAGGCCGACCGGACATAAAAAAAGCGCCCTGAGTGGCGAGGGTTTAAGCAGTCAGACGGTATGGCTCTTACTCAGGCGGGCAAAAAACGCTATACTCGTGCCGCCTTGTCCCCTTAGTTAAATGGATATAGTTATAAAACAATTTAATATATTGTTTTATAAAGAGAAATATCAAAATAAGTCACTTTCATTGTACTCGTTTATGTACACACAATCCGTTGACTTTATATGACAGGACATTCGTCATCATTAGGCCATGCTCGATTGATGACGAATGTCACCACCCCGACAACTGTAACATCATCCAAAGCCTCGCCTTCCAGAGCCTCCCCGTCTCTTGTAATAAATGCCCGGCCCATAATTTTTGCAAAATCAGTGCCGCCGCCGTAGTGAATTAAAACGGTATCTCCTTGCTTTGGTTTACCGGAGACATCGACTACGGTGTAACCAGTTTCTGTCTGAACGAGCCTGGTATTTGGGCCGGTACCGCAGAGTTTATCGACTGTCAGTCGTACTTCTACATAGTCTGCTGCTGGCGACGGAAATCCCACGTTATAGCCCTCCGTTCGGGTTGTATAACTGGAACGTTCTTTCATCTCCTTCCTGCGTTGAGACATCCCGGAATGTCGTCACATAGTGCTCTATCCACTGGTTAGCCTGGCGCGGTGACCATATCCAGTTAACTTTCGCGAGTTCCCGGATAAAACCGGACGTTGTCACGGTGCGACGGCCATTAGGCTCAATGACAATTGCCTGACGCCAGGCTATTTCGATATCTGAGTTTCGCGGCATAACTTCACCTCCCGAAAACACTGTTTTTATATACAGTAGATTCATTGAGAGATCTGATCAATACAGGTTCCAGCTATCAATCAGGAACACTGAGGAGGAAACCAGTCACCTTTTAGCCCCTGATATTGGTTTCACTTAGTGATTATGTTGTCTATGTGCCAGCTATGAACTATCTTTTCTCAAAACCTGCTACTGCAAAATGGATATAAGATGTCACAGACGGACTTGCTGATTGTTGTTTTTACGCTGGGCATTTTAGCCTTTGGCTATTCCATATGGTTCATTTCGAACAGAATACTCTGCTCAATATTTCATAGACTTACAAAGAATATATGAATTGGGATGGTATAGACCCAAATTCATGGTCCTTGCTCCTCGACGTCGGAAGGTACTTACAGATCATCTTCGCTCTTAACCTATCACATCGGCACCTACTCCATGATGTAACAGCTCAGACCAGAAATATCTGGAAGCTTTAGGCATCTTCTTGGAAGATAGACGAGCGCAAAGACGCACACAGCAATGATGTTATGTAGTATTTTCCCCTTGAGTGTGCCTGCTCAAGGGGATTTTTTATCGCCGCATTGTACCGGCAAATTTTTGTAAATAGTCTTCACATCTACGCCTATCACATCTGCGATCTGTTGCCGAGTAGCGCCGTTCTCCAGCATTCTGCGGCACCGCTCCACCACTTCTTCAGTCATTACCCGGCGGCGGCCGCCGACTCTCCCCTGCTCCCTCGCTGCGGCTAACCCCGCTCGGGTACGCTCCACTATCAACTCGCGCTCCATCTCCGCCAGGGCGCTCATGACGTGGAAGAAAAAGCGGCCTGCTGGCGTCGAAGTGTCAATCGAGCTGGTCAGGCTGCGGAAATTCACCCCGCGCGCCTGCAGCTCCGATAACCGTAACAGTGGCGTGGCCGCAGTCACGATATCAATTGGCGTAGTCAAAACTCTGGTGGAACGACACTATGACCTCTCGTATGCCGGAGATACATTAACGTCAAGAACTGGAAGTGCGATTACTTTTGTTATTCCAGCGTATAGCGGACAGTGCTGGTCAGAAGTTTAGCAATAGCATGCGGCTGTCAACGTTAAGACAGCCGCAAGTGAACCGAAAGAAAGGGAGCGTTTTTATTCGCGACCCCTGTCAGAGAAGGACAACATTCGGCGCTGAAAAATGGTCATTTCTGTAACGCCCGGTTGAAGAGTTAAACGCTTCATCAAAAAGCGCCTGGTCAAGCGAATCAACCGTCGCGTAGCTGCGGCCGGATACGGTCAGGTCTTCCATATAGAAGCGATAGAAGATGAAGGAGGGGTGTCCTGAAACCGTGCTGTTGCCGTTTGCCGGACGCGCAAACTCTGTGACATATCCGTAGAACGAAGATATTGACGAGGGCGCAGTGCCATTCCACCCTGACCCGGCAGCATTATAGATGCCCTGCCAGTCCTCCACCTGGTCACTTTCCGCCCCCGTTCCCCGATACCCCGTCCGGTTGGCCATGTTGATACCATTTTTGCTGAACACTGCCAGATTATTCACATCCGGTGACGGGTACGCCGCCAGTGAGAGAAATGCAGGGTTGCGGTCTGCAACAGGGTCCAGCCCCTTTATACTGCGCGTCTGACGCTTCCAGACGGAAATAAAGTATGCATGCCCCGGATTATTCACCACATACTGTTTTGCGGCATTGGGCAGGGAAATAGCGTATCCCTCGCCTGAATTGATCGTCTGTGTCTGGCTGACAATGCCGTGCAGACCGCCGCGGGCCGTTCTCTCAAACCGCGCTTTGGTGGTGAAAAGATTGGCGGATTTGGAGACCGGCCCCCGGTAAGCGTCTTCATTGCTGGCCGTAATCAGTGCGCCGATAAAATCCCGGGCCAGGTTATCGATGTAACCGCCGTCAGCCGGAACGCCCTCTGCCCAGTCCCCCATCGGGCTTGCCGTGTCAAAGAGCACCAGTGAACCACTCGTCAGTATCCTGTCGTAAACCTTAATGACCGGTGCGGTGGCGTCCGTAATTTCTGCGTCGGAGCGAATCATTAATCCCATGTGTTACCTCAAATCCAGTCAATAGTCAGTTTTACGTAATGAACCCGGCGCGTGAATCCCCCGGCTGCGTTGATGAACTTCAGGCGCGGACGGACAGCGGCGGCTTTCGTGAATTCAGATGCCGAAAGCGCCCGGACTGCAGAAATCTGGTCTCCGTCGCCAATCGACAGCGTGAGCTGCCGTGTGTCGAATCTGACGCAGGGATTAAACCGTTTGGTTGCACTGTTCAGCTCGTAGTACCCGTTCTGGCTGTTCAGCACCCCGGACACCAGGCCGGACATCAGCATGTAATTGTCACTGCTGCGCTGGCGGGCCAGCACCCCATCGGATGCCGAAAAAAAACCGGCCTGAACTTCCACATTGCCGCCTGCCGCGCCGGTGCAGATAAACTCCAGGCTGATACCGCGCACGGTATTAAGGTCAATTTCCGGCCCGTTAAGGTCAATCACGCCGCTGCTGTCCGGGGAAAGCGTCATCCCTCCCACCGAGCCTATGGCATTCTGGGTGAAAGATGCCCCGGCATTCAGGGACAGCCAGTAAGGCAGGCCGTTATCAAGATTATCCTCGTATACCTTGCGGGTGCCGCCAGCCGGCCACAGCTTTCCGTCAAAACCTGAATAAATCACAGTGTCACCTCCACCAGGCCAAACCCGCCCTGTCCGGTATTCGCCCGGTACACGCCATACATTTTCCCTTTCCACGTCAGAAAGTTGCCAAAATAATCAATCACCCCGTTTTCCCATGTCTGCTCTGCGGGGGTGATATCCACCACGTTAGCGGAAAGATTACGCAGGTCTTCACGCAGCGGTGCGGCACAAATCCTGTGCGCGTTGCTGCCCCCGCCAGCGGTAGACGGGCCGACGAGACCTATCCACCACGGAGAGCCGTTCCAGTTAATGACATCTCCGACAAAGATTTTCGGGAACCAGCCATTCTCGTACTGCGGCAGATTCATGCATTTATCCGGCATCTTGCCGATAAGTCTCGGGTCGGGTGTCCAGGTGCCGAAATCACTTCCCCGCCATATGGCGTAGCGCCCTCTGTCAGTTCCACCATAAAGGGAATACCCGTACATCGAACCGGCAAAACGAAACGGTTTGAAATAACCGGTATGCCCGTCACCGGGCTGGCCGGTACTCATCATCTGCGTGGCTATCCCCTGACGCACCCAGTTAAATCCGTCAGTTGATGTCGCCCACAGAGTGGACTGCTGGCCAGTGCCGACGCCAGCCTGCTGGTAATACATCACCATGCGGTTATTTTTTTCATCCCACACAACCGAGGGCGTCTCTGACTGTTCGCCGGAAACATCATCCCGGTATACGCGCCCGTGCTGTGTCCAGGGGCCGCTGATATCGTCAGCCGAAGCCAGATAAATGCCGGAATCCGCGTGGTTAGCAGCATGGTCAGTGGAGTAGTAAAGGTAAATTTTGTTCACGCCAATAACAGTCGCATCGAACAGCCAGGGCCAGTAAATGCTGATGGCCGCCTGGTCTGACTTTGAAAAGACAGGGGCAGTGAGCGGCTTTGTCAGTGTCGGATATTCACGCTTCGCGCCCTGACGGGCGGTTGAAAGAGCCGTTGCAATCGGGCGCGGCTCACCTGATATCAGCGGAGCCAGCAGGTCAACGAGGGCGTCAATCAGGGACTGCGGCAGATAATCGGCTATGACTCCGCCAATCAGCTCTGCAGACCTTGCTGAGGGCTTTCCCTCCATATCGGCTTCCAGCCATGTGCGGCGACCAGCACTGTCCGTAATGGCGGCGGAGAGTCCGTAGCGCTCCGAATCAAACAAAATTCCGGTAAGCAGGTCCGGCAGCACTTCGCGCAATAACCTCACGCTGTAGGGAGAAGGCCTCCCGCGAAGGTCCGCCTCCAGCCATGTGCGGCGTCCAAGAGCATCTGTCAGCGCAATAAGTAAATCATTTGCGGAAGAATCAAAGACTGAACTGGAGAAGCCATCAATCTTTCGCTGGATTTCAATCTGCCTGTCACCAGTATCATCTATCTTGAGCGTCAATGATTCACTGACGGCCTCAACAGCGGCCTGTGACGGCATCCTGCGCCCGGTGGCGGTCAGCGTCCCGGCTACATTCATGTATTCGTCAGCCAGCGAACTTCCATCCTGACTGCGCACATAGATTGTCGAACCGACTGGTATATTCGCGATATCCGCCTGCGCTGCATCCAGGGTCATATACTGCCGGCTGAGAGGGATCAGATTCTGCCGCGTTTCTTCAACGACCTTATCCCCTTCCGCTTTGATACCATCTACGGTGTAATGCTCTCCGCCGAGGCGATCGGTGTATGTCAGCTCTGTACTGGTGACAACCTTATCCAGCATGGCGCCGGCATAAACTGCGTCCCGGATATCAGTACTTGGTACCGGGTTGTCGGTTGGAGTTGGTAACGGTACTTCTGCCATTGTGCATGTCGCCCTATAAAAGGCGCACGAATCCCTCAGAAGTGAATCTGATGGTGTGCGCGAAGGTTGGTAATTACTGCTGTGTGTTACGGATAAATCGAGTCTGAATACTCAGTCAGGGAAAGCGTTTGAGTATCGTCACCGTTGGGTTTGGCGCTATCGACGCGCCAGATTGTGGAGTTCAGTTCCGAGTCGGTAGCAATGAAATAACGGCTTGGGTTTTGCACATTTTCGCGGTCATAAATGTTCAGATCGAAGGTATCGGCTGCAGCCTGGAAGGCTTTAGGCTTGCCGCTTACCGGATATGCCCGCCAGCGCCCGCGGTAATTGCCGAGACTGTCGGTCATCACCACCCACATATCGCCGAGGGAAAAGTCGATACGCTCTGACGTCGAGAACACATCCCCGGAGCGCCCAGTGATGTATCCGGTCTGCTGCGCGTTGTCATACATGTCCGGACACTGAACCACCGTACCTCGCACCACCTGCGTCGACTCCAGCACTTTCACCGTCATGGTCAGGCGTGAGTAAAGGATTTTCTTCGCCTCAAGCCAGGCCCGATCGGTTGCCTGAGTGGCGTTGCGGCAGCCGTCCAGGCTGATCTGCATCGCGTTAACGGTAGCATCCTCAACCTCAGTGATACCGCTGCTGTCGATCTGCAGATAGATGTACGCCTTCTTGTTTGTCAGCGGGTCAACGTAATCCAGCGCCACGCCGTCGTAACCACCGGGTAGAGACATTTGCCATGCCATTTTGTACTCATCCCAGAACATATTGGATCGAGCAAAAACTGCATCCGGATTTGCCACTTTCTCATCGCGCCAGAACGTCAGCACATCTCCGATGTTATTTCCGTCAACACGGGCCACATTGGCGATCGTCGCTATGCGCTCACCAAGAGGCTGTTTCTCATCCGAGAAGGTGTAATCGAAATACCCAAGCTGGGCATCCGGCAGCGAATCGGCAATGGCATACAGAGCGGCGACGTCAATACTGGCCACGTCCTGCTTACCCACAATCACCCATTCGTGAAGGATGGCGTCGGCAAACGAGCGACTCGGCCGCAGCGTATAATCGACCGCGCCGGTTGTCCGGTCGTAGCTGATGGTATGCCGCTGCGCCAGCATGTTGTACTTCTGCTCGCGGTTGCTGTTGCTGTCATTCGAGCCCTTGATCGTGATGCGGGCAATTGTGTCCTCCGGATACACGACGTTTTCGCGCACGTTTACCGCATGGATCGCCATCAGTGTCACAACGTTAGCGTCATTGCTGTTGTCGAGGCGCTCGATGGTAACCGCATAGCGCCCCGCCCCGGCCGCCGGAACGAACTTATGCGTTGTGCGGAAATACCGGGTCGTCACCTGAAAGTCGTTATCGAAGAAATAATCGTGCTGCTCTGACGTACCGGGCACCTGATTGTTGTCGTCATCGACCTGCCAGAACTTGATCCGGTATTGCGTTGTGCCGGCCGTCGCGCCGAGCTGAACCAGCACATGCACCCAGACCTGCGTCGAGACGATCGGCGACACTGACGGTCCGATAACCAGAGGGGTCTGGTCGTTCAGAGTGAACAGCGTCGGGTTGATAACTGCATTGCCCGGCAGAGACGTAATTTCTCCCGATAGTTCGCCGATATAAAACGTCGTGTACGAAAGCGTGTCGTCGCCAATAAAGCTCTCTGAGGAGATGATATTCCCGGCGCCTGTGACGTTGCGTGTGACGCTTGTGCCACCGTCGTTCCAGGTAGCGTTGATAACGAATGACACGGGATGAGGTACCGCCAGCGCAGCAAAATAGCTGAAGTTGTCATCGTTCGACAGCACAACAGCCTTGAGCTGATTACTCTCGATCGCCACCGATGTCGGCGTCGTCGTGGTCGCTGTCTGTGCCGGGAAGTCCTGGCTTTCGTTCAGGCCGGGGACTGTCTCGTTATCGACGTCATCGAACTGGTACCCCACCTCAATCGTGCCGATAACGTCACCCGGGTTATAAATCGCAGAACTGGCGCCAGCCAGGCTGCCGAGGTTCGATTCCGAGTAGCGGATCGAGGAAATGGTGTACCGGCCGTAACCGACTTCAAACCACTCCGTGAGTTGCTTGTTATTGTCGACGAACTCAAACAGCGCTTCCTGAATCAAATCGGGAAACACGCGGCACTGGCCATAAATGTTTGGGCGCCCCTTGTAGAGCCGCGCGCGGTTAGTCTGGCCGGTCAGGTCGTTATTGGGGGATTCGCCTGTCGCCACCGATACTGACGCGCTGGGCTTATTTGACAGGCCGAACACCTTCAGCGCGCCGGAGAGGATTTTCGTGACCGGACGCAATATCGTGGTGATGAGCTTTCCCACCCCGCCCTCTGGCTGGTCGAAGACAGCCACGACGTCGCCAGATCGCAGTGGCCGGCTGATATCGTAATCGTCCGGCAGTGCTCGGCCATTCAGCTTCACGATAACATCGCGGTGCAGCTGCAGAGAATCCAGCAGGCTCACCAGTGTGGTGCCGGCGTCTACCGTTCCCCGTTGCAGCGGAGCGCCGGGCAGCCTCTGTAACTCATATCGCACCATGCACCATGTACTCCACTTTGCTGTAAACCTTCAGTAATGCCAGCGGGCTATCGCAGCGCACGAAACCAAATTCCCCGCGGGCATGCAGGCACTTAACCGGGCTGATCATCACACCGATATGCGCCGGCACTTCGCCGCGGTAAAAAACGGCGATGCAGCCGGTTGCCGCCACCGGCACACGCCGCCAGTGGGCGTGTTCCTGTTCGTAGCAGGTAATGAAATCCGCGCCCGATTCGTAGCCAGCGATGTGATGCAGCTCCAGGCCGAGTACATGCCGGTAATAGAGAACCACCAGTCCCCAGCAGTCCATCTGCTCAAAACTACAGGCGCGGTTAGCCCATGGCTTGCCGTTAACAAGCCCGATAAAGTCGCTCTGTGTCATACGGTTATTAGCCCTGGATAGTCTTTCGTGGTGAAAATGATGGAGTTGGCCAGCGTCAGCGGATTGGTCTTGCCGGCGGTCACAGTGACGTTGCTGGCATCGGCTGAAATGTCGTTCACGTAAAGCGTCCAGTCTTTCAGGGATGATGCATCACCGATCGCATCCCACTGCTGATACAGGCATTTTATCGGCGTCATTCGCGCCGCCCCGCGCCAGCTTTTTAGCGTCTGCCTCTCTTGCTCTGTCGCGGCGACAAAGGTGATTGTCATGGATATAACTGCCGTTCCGTCCTGCGCCGGCTCGGTCACGCTGAACCGCGCAGGCTCGAATGAGTTGCCGCCAAACGTCGCCGGGCGGAACAGATTATTTACTACCCGGTAATAACCGAAAGCCGGATGGTAAAACTCCACTGTCCGTTTGATATCGCTGGCTGGCCGCTGCTCTTTCCATTCTCTCAAAGTCGGCATTAGTCAGCCCTCGGCATCACTTCGGTTATCAGGTAATCCAGCCAGTATCCATAGCCAGGCTGGGCCTCTACGATCCAGTCGTCATAGTCCTCGGTAATGTCCTCGATACCGTTGCTGATGACCGTTGCGGTCCAGGTGACAATGTTGCCGTTCTTGCTGGTCTGCACCGGCATGTCGACGAAATGCAGCGTCTGCTGCTGCACGCCCTGCGTATCACCCAGGTCGATCGGCATCTGGAACCAGTTACGCCCGCGGTCGCAGTATGTCGGAGAGCGCAGCCACGACTTAAAGCGCTCGGCTTGGCCAAGCGTGAATATCCACTGCAGCGTCCATGTCGCTTTAAGGTCCGTGGTGATTGGCGTGATTATCAATGGACCGACTGCCGTCTGCGTCGTCTGCCAGGCTGTATCCTGCGTCATATTCTGATCGGCACGCTGGGGAAGCGGCAGGAACGGAGGGTATTGAACTGTTGCCACGTTTCCTCCGGGCATAAAAATGCCGCTGCTGCGGCACTGATCTTTTATCAGGATGTTACTAAATGTGTCTCGCTGATACTGTGTATTTTTCACACACAGCAAGAGAGGTCATATGTCTTACACGCACAGCAGGGATTACATGGAGGGCGGATCAATCGTTTCCGTTCAGTGCTCCCACCAAATCAACGTCCTTGTTATGGATGACGCTGCTTATAACCGATACAAGAGAGGTGAAAGCTGCAAAGTCTATGGCGGATTCTATAAGCAGTTTCCCGCCAACATTGCAGTGCCGCACTCCGGTAACTGGAATGTCGTTCTGGCTCTCCCTGCCGGGCATCGCGCTACATACAGATATTCAATCAACGTAATCAGGCAATAGCATCTGCCCTTTCGCCTGGAATAATGCCTCTTCAAGGGCGGCAATGATTTTCTGCTGTGTGCCGTCCTTCAAGTAGCCCAACGACGCCACCCCCTCCTGTTTATCGCTGTCGCGGTACCAGATAACCTCGCCATTAACTTCGATTGCTACTTTCATTATGTTCACCCATTAAAAAACCCGCCGGAGCGGGTTTGGTTTAGTAAGCACCTTGCGCTTTGCGGCTTAGCCCAAATGTCTGCTGCATCTGAGAGGATACCGGGCCGCCTCTTTCCATGTCGGTGATCAGCAAGTCCACCACCGCACTACCGTCCTGCATATAGCCGTCGGCACTCTGTACGGTGGCACCAGTAGACTGGTTGATGACGTTCACCTGCACGCTGATCCCTCCTCCTGACTGCATATCCTTATTGCTGATGACCTTCCCGTTATCGCCAGGGATCATGTACTGCTTTCCGGTGCTGGCTTGGTAAATCTCTGGTTTACCTTTTTCGCCGACCTGATACAGGCCGGCGGCTGATACCGGGCCGCCGTTGTAGCGAGCGCCCGCTATTGAAAGGGCCTGCGCCATGCCAACTGTTGAAGCTATTCCTGCCTGAGCGGGGATAGCGTTAGCGCCAGCCGTGGCAAGGGAGGTCATTGCAGCAGCCGGAGCCATGGATGCGGCTATTAGTTGCCCTTGCGCAATAGCCATTCCAGAAGCGGCGGTCATTCCAGCCTGCCCCATAATTACAGACTTCAACCACTCAACTCCCATCTGGACAAAGGAGTTGATAACGCTGTTTAGGACAGTTGATCCGAGTGATCTCATGGCTTCGCTGACAGACATGCTGCCAGTGAGTATGCCAGTGAGGGCATTAGAGGCGTTTCCTGCAAATGAATCAAATGCCGCAGCAGCTACCTCATATCCTGCGTTTTGTTGCCTCCATATCTCCCACTGCGCCGCTATGCGCTGTTGTTCGTACTGAGTGTTGGCGGCATTCATCAGTTCAAGCCCGCGTAGGGTTATCTGCCCCTTCTGCGTTTCGAACTGCTGGATGAGAGCCAACTCCTGAGCATGCTGATTAGCCAGCTGTTGGACAGGGTCAATCTGCCCCCGAGCTTCCTGCATGGGGCTTACAGTTTGCTGAGCGCGTATCTTAGCCAGATTAACCTGGTGCTGAGCCTCCAGTTGCTCACTGGTCTGATTGTACTGCTGCTGAGTGATTTTTTTGGCGGCCAGTGCAGTTTGCAGATCTTTAACATCCTGCTGGTAAGACGCATTCTCTCTGGCTTCAGGGAGCAGTTTTTCTGCCGCAGCCTGGGCTTTGAGGGCATTAGCCGTATCCCATATTTCTCCACGGTATTTACCGGCAAGAGCAATTTGCTCTTGGGTGGCTCCCTTGCCTAGTGATTGCTGAGCCTGTAATACTGCCTGCTCCCGGCTTAACTCCTGCGTTGAGCCAGCAGCGAGCTCTGATTGCTGGCGCAGATTTTCAAGTTTTTGGTTTACCGATTCCTGCTGGTTAGCAAGTTTCTTAGCCTCAGATTCCGCTTCCTTGGTGGCCTTTTTGTTATTTTGCTGCGCTTGTTGAGCATCGAATTCAGCTGCTGCTCTGTCACGAGCAAGGTTAACATCCGCCTCTGATCCACCGAGTTTCCTAATGTCCTGCTCAGCCCTTAATTGCGCTCGCTTCCTGTCATTAAGCTCGCTCTGAAGTGTTACCTGATCCTGTAGCTTATCCAGATACTCCTGAACATCTTTCGGGCGTTCAACCATGAGGCTGCTGGAGTTGAATTTGTCTTTTGCCTTGGCCGCAAAATTAATCATATCTCCCAACTTGCTCATCATGCCGGCAGCAATTCCCGCTTCCTGCCCATCCCTGCGCAGCAAATCGATACCTTGCTTCATCGTTCCGTTTAGCGTAGCGCGGCCAATGTTAATGGCGTTTTGGGTCTGACTCAGTCTGTTCTGGGCCTTCTCCAGCTCAAGGGTAGCTATAGCTAGGTTATCCTGTGCGCCGCTAAGCGCCTCGGCAGCCTGCCGCCCTCTCGTTGTATTCGTACCCCAGTTTGCAATTTCTCGCTGCTGTCGCTGGACAGCCGATGTCGCGTCATTGAATTCCTTTTGTGCGTCTGATACCGCGTCACTTAATTCAGGCAGGCTTTGGCTTAGCTTTCCTATCGTTGCCGCCAGCTCTGTATGCGACATCGTCTGGAATTTTGAGCTCAGATCGTTAACGCTATCTGCAAGGGCATTAGCGTCATTCCTGGCCTCTTTTGCGCGCTGTGAAAAGTAAAGGATTGCACTAGCAGCAAGCATTGCCGCTCCGGCAGGCCCACCAATTAACCCGAGAGCCCTGCTAGCCAGGCTGGCACCAGATGAGAGAGCCATTTGAGCAGCCCTGTTTGCCGCCAGTGCTCGATTATAATTATCAACCGCACCGGCAGCCGCAACCCTGGCAACGGACAAGCGCTGTTCAGCTGCCGCAGCGTTGGTTTCGCTGATAGCAGTAAGCCGCATCATTTCTGCGAGCCTTATCTCATCTAAGGCCCGTTCTTTTGCGACCGCTGCAGCCCTGAGGTCTGCCGCCGCTTTATTCGCGGCAGCCTGAGCTGCTAATGATTCTTCTGCTGAAAGCGTGCGTGATGCGGCAGCTGCTTTGATTTTAGCCGCAGTGGCCATAGTTAAGGCGCCGACATACCGACTCCCAAGAATAGCCGCGACACCAGTCAGCAACGCGCTAAGTCCGCCAATATTCTCACTGATGGTGACCACTGCATCACTGAAAATTGCCGCGCCTGTTTTAACCGTAGAATTTTCACCGAAGAACTTAGTGATGTTATTGCCAGCAACCTGAAGAGCCTGGCTGATAGTCGTAGTGGTGTTGGCAAATTCAGCACCGATTAAACTCCCCTGGGAAAGCAGACCGTTAACCACAACATCTGTCGTTAGCTTGCCCTGTGCCGCCATGTTGCGCATCTGGCCGATGCTGACCCCCATAGAGTCAGCAAGGGCTACGATAAGGCGGTTACCCTGCTCGTTTACAGAGTTGAATTCCTCGCCGCGTAAAGCTCCAGAAGCAAGGCCCTGAGATAGCTGAATAATCGCGTTCTCGGCCTCGTGCGCCGTGGCACCTGATACAACGAACCCTTGGTTTATAATTGTGGTTAACTTCGCCAGATCATCTGCGCTGGTCCCGTACTGCCTGGTTGCCCTTTCTAGTCTTGCGTAGAGGGATGCCGTTGCATCTAAACTACTGCGAGTTTGCTGAGTAATGTTGAAAACCCGCTCGGTTACATCGGCAAGTTGTTCTGATGGGCGAATAGAGTTTGATAATTTATTGTTAACAGTAGCCCACGCATCAGCGTATTCAGCCACCTGCTGAACTGACAATGCCGCGGTGAGCGCAACCGCTACACGTGACAAGCTCGACATCGAACGCTCTGTGGTATCAATGGAGCGTGATGTTTTATCAAATCCCCGTTCCATCAGATCAAGGCGCTGGTTAACGCGCTGCTGAGCGGTAAGTAGCCCGCGCACATCCATTTCAATGTCGTAATAAATACCGCCAGCGTTCTCAGCCATTTCCTTTTCTCCGGGCAATAAAAAACCCCGCCGAAGCGAGGTTTTGGGGTTGAGTTTTGTTATATTAGCCCAGCTTTTCTTCGGGCCTCTTCGAGATACTCATCATCTGTTTTTTCGGGACCGAGGTCTAAAGGCTGCTGCCTTTGCCACTCTTTTAATTTGCCGCTAAGTGCATAAATGATTTTGTCGAAGTTTTTCTGATGCCTGTGTGCACCTGTCACGTTAACGCCTAACTTCAGGGCGGAGTCTATACCGACGACGCATGAGTTTTCGCCGTCGGAATTCACCACAATAGACACATTTTCACCCCATGAGAAAAGTGAAATTCCAGCACTTACGGAAACTCGGCGAAGTGTGTCATCCTTCTGTTTAATCGTCATCCCGACTTCTGGAATAGCCTCTAAAAGTTTTTCAAAGGCAACGTCAGCCGGAAATGGAAAAATTTGCTGCGTAGATTGACTGGCAAAGCTCATATCCCTATCCCCCTCAGTAAAAGTAAGAAAATCGTAGCAAACCAAACATCTTTAGTCTGCCCATCCTTCCGCCTTTTTCTTTTTAAGGAGAGCATCCAGGCCGGCTGCGTCCTTCTGCTTCTTGAGGATCGTCGCGTATTGTCTGTAACCATGATGTCCAGGAGCAAAGAATTGCCCATTATCGTACATGCCAGGATTTTTCTTCATGGCAGACATAGCTAATGGGGCAAGGGCTATTTGCTGTTGGCAGTAATGAATTGCCTTCTCGAGATTCTTGCCAGTATCGCGCAGTTTATAGTGCTTCTTAATTTTCTCTTGAAGGTCAAAGTGGATCTTTAAAATCACGTCATCAGGCAGCCCACGAAGACCTTCGAGCCACTCGTCTTCTGTCATATCCCTATCCCCACTGGTTAGTTTTGGACAGATTAGCAGGGATGCGGGGGAACGACAAAACCCGCCGCAGCGCTACTTAGTAACCAACGCGATGAACAAAGGCACCAGTATTGCCGATACCAAAAGGCCAACCAGCCACTTCTGATTTTCGTCCATTTTGTCAACAATCCTGTTTTCCATGGACTTCATGTCAGACCGAATGCCACGCAAATCAGCTCTTGTATCGCTAATTAGCTTCTCCTGGTTTTCAGCAACCGTCTCAATACGGGTAATCCTGTCATGCATGTCACCACCTCCGCCACCACCACCGCGACCATTGAATCTTGGGTAGTCAGCCATATATGAAACATCAGGATCCCTTTCTCTACTTGGCATCGTTATCACCATCCTCAATCCATTTTAATACTGGCCAAACAGCGACATGATGCGTAAATCCACAGTTTCGGCAAATGATCCGATACTGGTAGTGCATGAGAGAAAACCTAGGACCACCCGCATCTAACTTTATGTAATCGACAAAAGATCGTGACGACGCACCGTCAGGCCCTGACTGATGCACATTGCATTGAGGGATGCCAATATCCTCACTTCCGCACAAAAGGCACCTGAACACCTCTATGCCCCGCTTGAATAAAAATTCAGAAAGTAAGTCCGGAGTTACCTTCTCTAAGCGTCTTTGAAGCGTCAGTTCTAATTCTCTTTGTCTTGATTTTTCATCGTCCACGCCAGATCACCAATAATTAATACCTCTAGGCAATCTAGCATGCTGCGAGTTTTCCCATGAACTGATCTTATATCCAGAGAGAACGACAAAACCACCTGATCGTTTATCAGGATGTTCGGCGGTGAGCTTCCAGGGTAGGTTAATGCTTCTTCTGCGTGCATCTGATGCACCTTAAGAACGAAGCACTCGATGTTCTCAAATCGAACCATAGGAAGGCAAAATGAGCGATCAACCACCAAAGCAAGATACCACTCAACCACCGCAACAGCAGACCACACAACCCCCACAGGAAGGTAGGCGCACAACCGACTTCTCGTTAGGTCGTCGATTTGTTGGGAATTCTGCGGACAAAGTCAGAAAAAAAGATAGCCCACAGTAGAAATAGCTAATGCACAAACCGGAGTGAGGATTGTTGCGATCCTCGCTCTATCCAGCCTTGTTCTGATGCGCTCATTTATCTCACACAACTCTTCAGCCGTATCATGGAGATTAGCCAGTCTTATTCGCCGGATAACTGAAATTGGTGTCCTCTCTGCCCGAAATCCTTTCTGGGCCAACTCCTCGTAATGCGCTGGCCCCAATGACTTGTAAAGTTCAGTGTAAAGGTCTGCTGGGGCTGAGTTAAGGAGCGCACGTACCTGTACAGACAGCACTCCTGAAACCAGGTAAATTGCGCAAGCGGCCCAGTACAACATGAAAATACCGATACCCAACGTCATAAAATAAGGTTGGTTATTTTGCGTCAGCAATAAAAACGAAGACCCGACGCCGACTATGAGGATGCCGAGCAGTTTATAACCGTTCTCTTTGTTTATTGCATTTGATTGCTCAATTTCTTTTATGCATTCCTCGCCTTGCTTTTCGAGAAAGTCGACGAGGTCATCATCGGCACCAAGGAAATATTCATAGGGGAGGTTTGTCATTATGCATCCCTTCACGGAGTTGGTTGTGGTCGATTTTAGCTGATTTCTGATTCATTCATAAAGCCTAAGCCCACCTGAGTGGGCTATCCAAAAACCACGAATTTGTGGGTTTCATGCTTCGGTAAGCGCGTCTGGAACGCCGGGCAATGCCAACTGACCTTGTTTGTCCAGTTGCTCAATGCGTGAAAGTAGGTGGGGCTTCTTCTCTTTCCCCCACCGGCGCAGCAGGCGACCAGACATACTGGCAACATCCTTCTCTTTCAGGTACTCCAGCATGACGGCGTTACGCTCTTCTTCAAACTGGCGCCGCCCAACCTGAAGCATCGCGTACATCCAGTTGAAGGCGTTGATGTAGGCGATCTTGATACGCATCGCCTCTTTTTTGGTGTAGGACATAACCAAAAGCATCAATCCATCTTTGCGGAGACGATAGAACTTCTGCGGCTTTCCGTTCTGCAACTCATTGTTTTTATAGCAAACCTCAAAATTGAGTTTTGTATCGAACTCTTCCGGGCATGCCTTAATAGTCTTTTCGATATCACGAATGACGTTGTCAGGACGTTTCCCAAATGCCTTAGCCACCATAAACGAGTCAGTTACCGGATCGTTATCGGCCACAAAAATCAGATCGCGGAAGTCTAACCCATTAATTACTGTTGGATATTTCATATCGGTTTACCTTTGAGTGATGAACCTTGTCGCACAGGAAACCGGCCCACAGAAGGCACCGACAGCCAGCCGGCATCCTCAAGGGTCATCCTGAAAGGTTCTGTGTTAAATGCGCGTGCGAGGCGCGTCAGAAGTGAGTCGGCATTAGCCGTTCACGAACAAACGGATACAAAAAAGCCCCGCGGATGCGAGGCTGATATTCGGTTAGTGCTGAGGTTAATTCTTCTTGGGGTTTGTCCTGGAATGCTCCTGCTCCATCATCGCCTGCCAGCGTTTATCATCCTCACTCATTACGGAGTCAAACTCCTCTCTGGTGAAGCCGTTCTGATTTGGGTATTTGGCGTTAATCATCATGGCGAACTCTGTCATCGTGAGGTTCTCAGCCTCTTCCCGGCTTATACCGAAATGGTTGCGGGCCGCCATGATGTAGTCGGCTGCGCGGAATTCTGCTGTTGTCTCATTCGTTTCGTAACGCTGCAACTTGCGCACCTTCGCTTTGCCGATGATGCCGTGCATCATCAGGTTTTGCGCGACGATGACCATGCTTTCCGGCGGCATGCTGCCCGGGCGCCAGACGAAGCCACGCTTGCGTGATTTCCCCGGCTTCATCCAGCCAACCAGATCGCCGATATCGTCGTCACAGCAGGCTGTCAGTACCGTATGCGCGGCCATGACCGCTTTGCGTGACAGGAGGCCGCTTTGCATAAACCGCAGGACGCAATCAGGAAGGCGGCTGTACTCATCGCGGATATAGGCCTCAGCTGCGCGCTGCGCGAATGGCGTCGCCTCGTCATTGCACAGGTCATAGAACGCCTGAACAATCTCCTCGGGCTCACCGATTCGCGCCATGTTGCGAAACGACGGCCGGAAAAAGAATTCCCGATCACCGGTACCGATAACGCATTCGCCTAATTCTTTAATCGGGGTCATAGTCGCTCCATAAACAGTATCAAGGGCGCAGAACGCCCTTTGTACTATTCACGAAATAGTCTGGCGGTTAACTGATAGTGACCGTGCAGGATGCAGACGTGATCTTGACTGGTGTCGCGGAGGAATCGGTGACTTCACAGGTATAAACCCCGGCATCACCTGAAACAGCGCTGGCCTTGTTGAAGGTCGCCGTTGTTTGCCCGCTGACAACTGTGCCGTCTTTCTTCCAGACATAGGTGTAAGGCGAAGTGCCACCCTCAACCACGACCGACATATTCAGAGCCGATCCGGCCGCCACGCTCTTGGTGGTCGGCAGGTTGGTGGTAAACGCCAGCGCCGGCGGAGCGACTTCAAATACCACGGTGTCTGCATCAGCAACTTTCCACTCACCAGAGAAGGTTGAAATATCCGTGGTGCCGAAATCACCAGACCAGGAGGTGGTGTTAAAGTAGCCCATGATATAAGTGCCAGCGTCTTCACCAGTTAAGTCGAAGCGAACCCAGACAGACGGCTGCCGGCCGGCCTGCACTTCATCGAAAATATATTTCGAGATGGCAATAGCGCCAACTTCCGTCGTCTTGTCTTTCTTGCGGAACTCACCTTCGCCGGAGATGGTGAAGTCCATGTTGTTGACCAGGTTCTCAACCAGACCTTTCGTATCGTCAGCCTCAGAGGTGACGGTATTCATGGAGTAGTCAAAGCCCTTGGTGGTCATGGCGCCGAGTCGCTTCCATTCGGAAAGCGCTGGTACCGTATCAGCACAACCTAAAGCCATGCGGAGCACGGCCACCTTACCAATCAGCTTGCCGGTGTCATTAGCGCAGCCTTGCATGTATGCCTCTCAATTAAAAAAGGCCGCCATATGGCAGCCTGATGGGTGATTCTGACGATTATTCGCCGTATGTGCAGGATACGAGCAGCCGGGTTACTAACCGGCCCTCTTCGGTGGGGATCGGCGCCGGGACATTGCCGACAAGCCGTAGCGCGCCTACGCAATCATCGGCGCCGGATTGCGCGCTGATATACTCGACAATGGCG